ATAACACTATTTTTTTAATATACAAAATTAATCTTTAGAACTTGATGAATTTTTAAATAAGACCCCACATAAAATATTAATCCCTAACGCTTGCCAAAATGTAATCGGATTTAACCCGTCTACCGCTTGGATTAAACATCCGTTCCACAATAGTTGAACTGGCCAAGCCATAAAAATTCCTAACACTATCAACGATAATATCGCCATCCCTAATCCTTCAAATTTTTCTCCCATTTTAATCTAATTTTTCGTTAATCATTATTCCCATAAAACCACAAATTACACCGATACCTACATATATATCCGTTGAGACATCACTTATTCTTCCCCCACATAACTTAACACACATCAAAGTGATTCCAATAACCACACAATAAACCATAACGGACAAAGCCATTCCTCTTAAAATATTTTTCATAACATTTAATTTTTTACAAAGATAATACCATTTTTATTATAAACAAAAAAACCCTCAACAAAATCTACTCTGTTGAGGGTTTTATAAAGTCCAACCATAAGAAAGGGGTTGTTGGCTTAATGAATATATAAATATGTAATAAAATTAGAAAAATCAATCTTTCTTTAAGATTCTCGTAATTAATCTACATAATTGGTCGGTTTTATCATCAAATGGCAGATTTTCAAGGTCAAAATACCCACATTCAGTATGCTCTTCACCATCTTTAGCGTTTTCCAAGTCCGGATTAATTCTCTCATCTGTTTCCATTAAGAAAACATACATCAATCCTTTAACCTCTGAACCATCACGATTATATCTTTTAACAAACCCAACTAACTTTAACTTATTATCTAAAGTATAATTTGTTTCTTCTTCAAATTCTCTTTTAACACCATCCATTGGGTGTTCATCTTTTTCTAAATGACCACAAGGGATACTCCATTGACCAGGTAGAGAATCGTTAGCGTTTCTTTTGCATAATAACACCTCATCACCACATTTAACAATTACTCCGGAATATCGTTTTACTTCTTTCATTTTATATTTTTTTGTGTATTTATAAGTATATGGAATTAATTATAAACAAAAATAAATTTAAAGTCAAAACTGTCATCTCATCCAAAGACACTAGTCAAGGAATGATGAACAAAAAATTTGACGATACCTTTAATGGTATGTTATTTATTATGTCTGAAGGTCAACACTGCTTTTGGATGAAAAATTGTATAATACCATTAGACATCATTATGATAGAAGATGATGTTATAACAAAAATTCACCACAACTGTCCCCCTTGTAAAACCAAAGATTGTAGAAACTATTGTGGTGAAGGTGATATGATACTTGAACTTCAAGGTGGTACCTGTGAAAAATTAGGTATTAAATCTGGCGATAAAGTTATTCACTACGATTGATTTATCTTCTCCTGTAATAATTTCACAAACTCATTCTGAATCATTTTGGTAAACTTAATATAAGGAGCGTCTTCCGAATCTCTATTATACCCACCTGTTCCTTTTGGTGGACGAGTATTTCTACCCATAAAGTTTAATCCTGATATGTTTGTAATACATTTGTGTCCTCCACTGTTTGCCTGAATAAAATCCCAAGCATTTACTTTAATATCGTCTAACATTTGTCTATGTTCTTCTGGTAACTCAGAGAAAGGTTTCTCCATCATTTCACCGATGTGAATTAATTCCTCTTTACCATCTTCCTTATTCTTATATTCTTTACCATACAAAGCAACAAAATCTTTAAAGGTAAATCCCGTTGATTCCGGATTAAAATCTTTTGATGATTCTGAAATCCATTTAATCGTTGAAAGGGAAATCTCTCTTTGTTTTAATTGGTCTTCCCATTTTGATAATACCTCTTGAGCAATCTCACCTAAATTAACACCTTTTAATTGACGTTCACTTTTAAATGGATTACAAGACGCTTGAACCAAACCTAAAGGCCAAGCAATAACTATAAAATCAGCTTCCGGATTATTTTTGAATGGTGTATATCTATCGTAAGAACCTGGCTTAAACATTGAACCTCCACCGTATTGAACAATAACATTACCTAATACTTTAACATTAGGATTAGTTTGCATTGATTTAACATACTCATCTTTGTTTGTCTCAAGTTGTTCCGGTTTTGCATAACCTTTTTCAACCATTATCTTTTTAATAGTGTGTAATATGTTCAATAATGACGGAGTACACTCCATAACCAAAGTTTCTAAGAACCCTGGTTTATTTTTAAACGCTAATAATAGTTTGTTAACAACTAATCCCATTAACATTTTATTTTTTTCTAATGATTTTTCTTTATCTAATCTAAATAAATAAGAAATTACTTCATCAACAGATATATCATTAACCGCATAGTTTGCAGAATCTACCGTTGAAATAAGTAATATGTCTGACGATGGGAACAGTTCTTTAGGTGAAACAACCTGAGAGATGGTTTCAACATTTGAACGAGAACTTCTAAATGATGTTGATTTAGTATCTTCAGCACCCGCTTGTCTATCGTGGTGGTCAGTATGAATAACAAACATTGGTTTTCCGTGAGCAAAATCAACCAAGACAGGCATCACGTCCCCTTTAGCGTCATTCTTCTTTACAGCGAACTCTTTGTCCCCATATTGTATGATATGAGTATCAACTACTTTAATACCATTGTTCTCAAGGTATTGTTTCATTGCAATAGCCGTAGTAACACCATCTAAATCTTGGTGAAAGTATATTTCAGCTTTAGGATATCTTTTAGCAAGAGCATTAATATCTCTTAAACCACTTTCTTTTATAAGTTTTTTCATATTATGCGGCCGTTTTAAGTGCTCCCCCAAGTAAAGAACTTAACATTCCTGAAAATGGGTCCGAAGATGGTTGTGCTGGAGATTGAGGTTTTACTTGAACCGGTTCATCATACTCTGATGATTGATTACCAAACTCTTGATTATAAAGTTCTTTATTAGCCGGGTCTTGATTAAATTGGTCCATTTTAGCTTGTAAATCAGGAATTTGTTGTTCTAATTCCTCCGGACCAATAAAATTAGCCACCCCAAGAGCATCTAATAACTTTAAATACCATTTACTTCTTCTCATTAATGACCTTGTTGCTCTGTTACCAAAAAATCTACCCATACCACCTGATAAATATTTACTACTAAATGATTGTAATTCGCCCGCATTTTTACTAAAAGACGTTACTTTACCAGTCGCAGTCATTTCTTTACCGGCCTTTGTAAATATTTGAACATATTCTTCAATTACTTTAATTAATCCACCTAAACCAGGTACGTTACCTACAGAGTTTTTCAATATTGAAACTAATTTTTCACCCCAATTTGGAGCTGTTTTAACTAATTTAGCCACAGGTCCACCCATAGATTTAGCACTTTTTGCAATTTTAACCGCATCACCACCAATAGCAGCTGCTTTAAAGACTTTAGCAGTTTCCCCACCAATTTTCATAACACCTACAACAGGTTTAGCAATCGCATCACCTAATATAGGTACTGCTGAAATAAACGATAATAAGGCGAATAATTTATCACCTTGATTCCAATAACTAACACCGTTAACTAAATCAACAACACCTGTTGGGTCAAAAATACCAACAATATCACCCACAGTGTTATACCATCTGTCTTCATTAAGTTTTAACCTCTCTTCTTCATATATTTGAAGAATTCGTTCTTTTAATTCTGATTCTTTTATAGTCTTTTTCATATTATTAATCTAAACCTAAAAAGTGCATACCTTTATCAATAAAATCTCCCTCATCGGAAATACATTGTTTGAAAATTTCAACATCTTTATTCGGCATTTTATTTTGTGTCATTGGACCCCAAGTACCATCAGCGTCAACACCAATCTTAGATTGATATTTACTTAAAGCTTCTTTTGTTTTACCCGCCAACAACCCATCAACTTTTAATGGTTGATTTGAATCATCTTTAAACCCCTTTTTATTAAGAAAACATTGAATTGCTTTTTTAAACTCTATTGGTTCATTTTGTTCGTTAATTAAACCGTATCTTGAACGGATATCATTTCTTTCTTCTTCTGAAATTATAAATCTTTTTGCCATAATGAATCTTTTACTTATAAATATACCAAAAATAAAAAAGAGGTTATAACACCTCTTCTTTTAATTCTAATTTTGTTTGTTTTCTTTCATCTATTAACGATTGAACTCTTTTCCTTGCAATTTCTGTATAGTCCGGAGACAACTCAATTCCAATCCATCTTCTATCTAATAACTCAGCAGCAAATGCTGATGTCCCACTTCCCATAAAGGGGTCAAGAACAATATCATTCTTATATGATAATATTTTAATCGCCTTTGCTGGAATATCCATTGAGAATGTGGCTTTAGTTAATGACCTAGTATCCGCAAAGTATTCCCATCTACCAAACACCAAATTCATAAACTCTTTCTTGTCTTCATCCTTATAAACCATTTTGTTTTTAATTTTACCATCTTCGGTAGTTACTTCAGTTGGTGTTCCCAACCATTGTGAAACCCCCTTAGATAATTTCTTACTACTTTTCTTATAAGCCAAAATGATACATTCTTTTGGATTGTAAACATAAGGTGCCGACGCACTCATCCAAGAACCCCAAGCAGTTTGTCTAACTCTGTGTGGACTATCTTCTGTAAGGTCAACTAACCCACTAAATTTAAACCCAACTTCTTTCATCATCATCCAAAACTCAGCAACAAATAATATTCTCCCACCTCTTTCTTGAACATTCAATTCATTTGGTACATTTACCGCAATCCTACCATCATCCTTTAATACTCGGAACGCCTCTCTTAACCAATCCTTTGACCACTCGTAATACTCTTCCATTGGTAAATCATCCTTATGAACATCATAAGATATGTTTACATTATATGGTGGTGATGTCACCAATAAATCAATTGAACCTTCAGGAAATGTTTTCATTACCTCAATACAATCTCCATTAATTATCTTTCCTGTCTCTATCATATTACTCTTTTAATTGGTATTCCCAACCATCTTCTTTTTTAATTGGTGTTATTTCTAAATCTAAAAACACCGCATTTTGTTCACCAGCGTGTAACCCTAATATATTATAATCGTAAAACTCTTCAGCCTCACCCATAGTCATCAGGTCTCTTTCTTGTAGTATATTTAATATTCCTTGTTTTGAATATAGTATCTTTCTTCCCGGAGAACCAAAGTCCTCAACTATCCCAACGATAGCACCTTCTAATCCATCCAATAGAACCGCACCTTCCGCGTATTCATCAATATCAACCGTTACTCTCAAGACGTTCAATTTTACGATTCAAATACCACAACGCTTTCTTCATATCCTGAAGTTCTTTATCAGTGTCTTTCTTACCCGCTCTTGCAACATATTTCACAACATTGAAGATGTAAGCGTCTTTATCAAGACCCCAAGCTTCACACACTTTTACGACTTCGTAAATATTCTCTTTTCCCCCGTAATGTTCCGGGTGGTTAACCATTTCTTTATTCATATTATTCTTCTCTATATTCACCTAATAATTCTTCATCAGATATAATACCTGAGAATTGTCCTTTTAATTTTGATGTGTCTATATTATCATACATTGCGTGAATGGTTGTTTCCAATTGATTCGCAAAAATCAATGCGTCATAAATAACACTAATAACTCTATATGGGTTAGCATTTGAAGATGGTCTTCTATCCTCAAGATAACCTTTCCAAGTTTCTCCAACTGATTTAGGAACTCTAATAGATGCTCCCCTATCTGACACACCCCAACTAAATTTATCAATTGATTGTGTTTCAAATTTACCGGTTAATCTTAAATGATTGTCTGAACCATAGTTTTCAATGTGAAGTTCTTGTCTTGTCTCAAAAGCGTTGAAGATAGATTTGAAATAACTTTCACCACCCTCTTCTCTCATCTTTTTGTTTGAAAAGTTTGTGTGTAATCCTGAACCATTCCACTCACCAATTTGAATTGGTTTTGGATGAAGTTCAATTGAGTAACCTCTTTTCTCTGCTAGTTTATGTAAGATGTATCTTGACATCCATAAGTCATCAGCCGCAGCTAATTTACCTTTAGAGAATATTTGGTATTCCCATTGTCCTAACGCAACCTCAGCATTGGTTCCCTCAACATTAATCCCCAAGTCAAGACAATAATCCAAATGTTCATCACTTAACTCTCTACCAACAATTTGTCCACCAACACCACAATAGTATTTACCTTGGGGGTCAACAGTTCCACCTTTTTGGAATCCTAACACATCTTTGTTGTGTGCAGAACGAATAAAGTATTCTTGTTCAAATCCAATCCAAAAATCAGTATCTTCTTCACCCAATTTACTTCTATCATTTGTTTCGTGTGGTTGATTGTTTTTATCCAAAACTTCACATAAAACATATATCAAAGGAGCTCTAGTGATTCCAAGACTCTGATACATTCTCACAGGTTTAAGGTAACAATCTGATGAGAATCCTTCCGCTTGCATAGTTGAACTACCGTCAAACCCCCACTCAGGAACTTTGGTAATATCAGCAGGTTGATAATCGACTACTTTAATTTTACTTCTTAAATTTGGTTCCGGTTTATATCCGTCGAGCCAAATGTATTCCAATTTCACTTTCATAATTTTACTATATAATATTTTCCTAACTGAATACTTTTCTTGTGCCCATTTCTAACCGAGAATAACGGTTTAGTGGTAACATTAACACC